AATCGTATTCGGATAAAAGGAGAATAATATGGCAACACCAAATATAGTAAACGTAGCAACAATTAATGCTAAAAATGCAACAGGAGCAGTAACTACTTCAAGAGCAGTTGCAGTGGATGTATCTGCTGATAAAGTTGCAAAAATAAATACAATACTTATTGCTAACATTGATGGAACAAATGCAGCAGACATAACATTAGAAGTTAGTGTCGATAACGGTTCTAACTATGTTAAAATTGCAAGCACAATTTCTGTTCCAGCAGATGCAACATTAAGTTTTTTAGAAAATCCAATCTATTTAGACGAAACAGATCAATTAGCTGTTACAGCAAGTGCTAACAGTGATTTAACTTATTTCATATCGTATGAAGAACTAGACGACGCGTAGGAGGTTTAAATTATGGCGGGCAGAAATGGCGGTATAATTGGACCAAACAAAGTAGTATGCACATCATCTACTAAAGTCACATCATTTACATCATCAGGAACTTTTCAAAAGAAAAACTGTACATCAACAGTACCAGAAATAATGGTAGTTGCTGGTGGTGGCGGTGGAGGAAATGGACAAGGTGGCGGTGGCGGTGCTGGTGGTTATCGTACAGCTACTTGTGTTACTATGCCTAGCGGTTCAATAACTGTCACAGTTGGTGGAGGTGGAACAGCAGGTGCTGCACCAAACACTCAAGCAGGTTGTGGAAATGATTCTGTTATAACAGGTATCATGACATCAACGGGTGGCGGTGGCGGTGGTATGGCTGCACCATCTGAGAGTCTTAGAGCAGGAAAGGCAGGAGGTTCTGGTGGCGGAAGTGGAGAATCTACTTCTACTAGAGGAGCAGGTAACACACCTCCTACAAGTCCATCCCAAGGTAATCCAGGTGGAAATGCACCTAATGGAAAAGGTGGAGGTGGAGGTGGAGCTAGTGCTGCAGGCGGAGATGGAAATTGCAATTGTGCTGGAGATGGTGGTGCTGGAACAGCAAATGATATTACAGGAAGTTCGGTAACTTACGCTGGTGGTGGAGGAGGTGGCGGACAAGATAATGCTCCAACAGCTGGAGCTGGAGGAGCTGGAGGTGGTGGTGCTGGTGGAGACACAGGTTTAGGTCCAGATAATGCAGGAACTGCTGGAACAGGTAACACTGGAGGAGGTGGTGGATCTGGAGCTGGTGGAGGAGCTGGAGGTTCAGGTATAGTAGTAATTTCAGAATCAACTCCAAAATGTGCATCTGCAGTATGGAATATTCATGATCACTTTGACAACATTAGTAATAACACTTGGATAAATAGAACAGCTTCTATAGATTACATGGTAGTCGCTGGTGGAGGAGCTGGTGGTAGTAGAAGAGGTGGTGGAGGAGGTGCAGGAGGTTATCGTGCATCAGGTTTTGGACCAAGTCCATTAAGGGGGTCAGCATTAAGTTTAAGTTTAGGAAGTTACCCAATTACAGTTGGAGGTGGAGCAGCACAAGCTCCTTATCCAAGTAGTTCAGTTGGATGTAGAGGATCAAATTCTATATTTTCAACAATTACTTCTACAGGAGGTGGTTTTGGAAATATTGCTCCTTCTGGAGCTGGGCAAACAGGTGGATCAGGTGGTGGTGGTACTGGTAGTGGTTCTGGAGGAGCAGGTAATACTCCTGAAACAGACCCAGATCAAGGAAATAATGGTGGAAATGGTTCAACAGAAGCTGGCGGTGGCGGTGGTGGAGCAACTGCTGCTGGAAGTGCTGCTTCTGGAAACACTGGTGGTAATGGTGGAGCTGGAGCACCTAATAATATTTTAGTTCAAGCATGTGCTACAACATATGCTGGCGGAGGTGCAGGTGGAGCCGATAGCGGTGGTACTGCTGGAAATGCTGGTGCTGGAGGTGGTGGCACTGGAAGTGCTTCTAACCCTACTGCTGCAGGAGCAGGAGGAACTAACACTGGTGGTGGTGGCGGTGGAGGAGCTGGCGGTGGTATTGGAAATGCAGGTGGTCCAGGAATAGTTATTGCAAGTGTAGCAGGAGGCGGAGATGTTTATTTAGATACATCAAGTGTGCCAAATGCACCCGTAACTTCTCCTGATGGAACAACATATATTGCACAATTTAAAGCATCTGCAACATTAAATGTAAGAGATATAGAATGTGGTACAGCATTTGATTATTTAGTAGTTGCTGGTGGTGGAGCAGGTGGAGCACAAAGAGCTGGTGGAGGTGGAGCTGGAGGATTTAGAACATCCTTTCCAGGAGGAACAAAATTAGTTTTAAGCCCAGGACCAAATGCTATTACAATTGGTGCTGGTGGATCAGGTAACTCTAGTACTGGTTCAGAAAACTCTGGATCTAACTCATCTGTTGGAGCTATATTTGCATCTGGCGGAGGTGGTGGATCTGGTTGTGGAGGTAGAACTGGTGCACCAGGTGGATCAGGAGGTGGTGGAATGGCCACTACATCAGGTGGATCAGGAAATGTTCAACCAACAAGTCCTTCTCAAGGAAATAATGGTGGAACTGGAAATAATTCACCAGGTGGTTTTGGTGGCGGTGGCGGTGGTGGAGCTAGTGCAGCAGGATCAAATGGATCATCTAGTGGAGGTGGAGCAGGAGGAGCAGGCACAACTAATTGTATTACAGCATCACCCACAACTTTTGCTGGTGGTGGAGGTGGTGGTTCAGCTCCAGGAGGCTCTGGTGGTTCTGGTGGTTCTGGTGGTGGAGGAGCAGGAAGTAATTCTGGTAATGGAACAGCGGGCACTGTTAACACTGGCGGTGGCGGTGGAGGTTCAAAAGAGCCTGCAGGTACTGGTGGAGCTGGTGGTTCAGGAATTGTAGTATTAAGACTAGCAACAGCTAATAAACCTGCATGTTTTGCAGCAGCACCTGGATGCGTTTCTTGTGTATCTACTTCAGGAGATGATACTATAGTTAAATTTACAGGATCAGGGACATTGACTTTATAGAACATAAATAATATAACTTAACTTTTAAGGAGAATATAATATGGCACATTTTGCAGAATTAGAATCAAAAACAGATCCAACAGGTTTTACATCTGACACACATTTAGTTGTAAAAAGAGTGGTGGTTGTAGGAAATGATTGTGTACCTTCAGACGAGCATGTTGATGGTGAAACATGGTGTGTAAATTTTTTTGGTGGTGGCACATGGAAACAAACTTCTTACAATAATAATTTTAGAAAACAATATGCAGGTATAGGTTATGTTTACAATGCAACTAAAAATAAATTTTTAGTACCACAACCTTATAAATCATGGGCTTTAGATTCAAGTGACGATTGGCAAGCGCCAATAACATATCCATCAGTAACTGATGATGGTGAGGATACACCCTCGTGGTTTTATCAAATTAATTGGAACGAAACAAAATATAATGCTAACAACAATACAGGTTGGGAAGCAACTAAATCAAACGACACTTCAGATCCAAAAACAGTCTATAATTGGAATGGCTCAGCTTGGGTGTCCGAGTAGGAGACTCAAATGGCCAGATCTAATGGTGGACTTATTGGTAAAAGAAACGTAACTTCTTTCGGGAAGTGTACTCAAACCGTTAGAACTTCAAGCACACCTAGTGCTGTTACTACACAACCAGCAACAAGATTAATTAAAACTTTAATAGTTGGTGGAGGTGGAGGTGGTGGAAGTTCTGGCCCTCCTGGTAATGGTGGCGGAGGTGGTGGCGGTGGAGCTGGCGGTTTAAGAAATTTAGAATTACCTGTATCTGGAAATACAGCTTTAGGAGCAGTAGTTGTTGGTGGTGGAGGAGCTGGTAATCCAGGTCCAGGAAATTCAGGAGCAGCAGGTGTTGATTCTTCAATAGTTATTAATTGTACTACTTATACCTCTGATGGTGGTGGTAGAGGAAGTACAACAGATGCAGGAGCTTGTAGAAATGCAACTTCTGGCGGTTCTGGTGGTGGAGGAGCATGGGGACCAGGTTCAGGAGCAAAAGCTGGTGCATCAGGTAATACTCCCCCAACAACTCCTCCTCAAGGAAACGATGGTGGAGATGGAATTCATCAAGGGCCAAATTATGGCGGTGGCGGTGGAGGTGGTGCTAGTGCAGCTGGTGCAGATGCCCCTTCACCTGGAGAACCAGGTGGTGCTGGTGGAGCAGGATTAAATTTAAGTGGTTGTTATTCAGGAGCACCTAACTGTGGAGTATATGCAGGTGGAGGTGGTGGTGGTGGACAAGATTCAGGAAAAGGTGGACCTGGTGGAACTGGAGGTGGTGGAGCTGGTGGTGGAGATAGTAATGGAAGTGCTGGAACAGGTAACACTGGTGGAGGTGGTGGAGCTGGTGGTGGAGATCCTACTGCTCGTAGTGGTGCAAATGGTGGCTCTGGTATAGTTATAGTAAAAGAATTAAACAAAGCAAGTGGTGTATGGAATTTAAGAAGTCAATTTAGTGCAATTAAACAAGGAACATGGCCTGATGGAACTAAGCTTTTAAATGCTAGTTTAAATTATTTAATAGTCGCTGGTGGTGGTGGCGGAGGTGGTCACGCAGCTAGTAATGGTGGCGGAGGTGGTGCTGGTGGTTACAGAGCTACTGGTTACGGACCTAGTCCATTACAAGGATCAGCATTAGGATCTGAAACAACAGGAACATATACAATTACAGTTGGTGGTGGCGGAACTTCTTGTTACAATGCAACAAATGGAGCTGATTCATCAATAGCTTTTTCAAGCACGATTACATCAGCAGGAGGTGGTGCAGGTGGTAGTGGTAATGCCCCTACAGCAGCTCATACTGGTGGATCTGGTGGTGGAGGAGCTTCATCTAATACAGGTGCTGCTGGTAATACACCCCCAACAGACCCACCTCAAGGTAATAATGGTGGAGATGGTTCAGGTCCAAGTGGATATGCTGGTGGCGGTGGAGGTGGTGCTACTGCTAACGGAAGTGATGCAGGGCCAGACAATTATGGTTCTGATGGAGGAAATGGAGGTGCTGGAGCACCTAATACAATTTTAGGGCCAGATACATCTTATGCTGGTGGTGGTGGAGGTTTTACTTATTCAAACTGTGCTTGTGCTGGATCAGGAGGTGCAGGAGGTGGAGGAAAAGGTGGAAGAGCAGGAAATAGTCCTCACCCAACTAATCAAGGTGCTGTAAGTGGAACTGCAAATACTGGCGGTGGAGGTGGTGGTAGAGCTGTAGCATCAGCACCTTTAGGTGGTGGAAATGGTGGTTCAGGTATTGTTGTCATTAGAGGACCAAGTGCATTAACATTTGCAGGTAGTCCTTGTTGTGCATTTACAGGATCAACGCATCCAGGTGGAGATAAGATAGCTAAGTTTACTGCTTCTGGCACATTGACAGTTTCTAGATAATTTAATATATTATTTTTATGGTGGTAAAAGAAAGAATATGAATCTTACAAATTACTATTGGTATTTTCAATCAGCAATTCCAGAACGTATTTGTGATGACATTGTTCGTTATGGAAAACAACTACAAGATCAAATGGCAGTGACTGGTGGATACGGTGATCAAAAATTAAATGCAAAACAAACAAAAGATTTAAAAAAGAAAAGAAATTCTGACATTGTTTGGATGAATGATAGATGGATATATAGAGAAATACAACCATATGTTCATCAAGCAAATGCAAATGCAGGTTGGAATTTTCAATGGGACTTTAGTGAGTCTTGTCAGTTTACAAAATATACTAAAGGTCAATTTTATGATTGGCATTGTGATGGTTGGGACAGACCGTATATGCGAGAAGGCAATGATCCATCAAACGGTAAAATAAGAAAACTATCTGTAACAGTTACACTATCAGATCCAAAAGAATATAGTGGCGGTGAACTAGAATTTGATTTTAGAAACTTAGATCCAGATAAACCTAGAAAACCTGTTAAGTGTAAAGAAATATTACCCAAAGGGTCTTTGGTTGTGTTTCCTGGTTTTGTTTGGCACAGAGTATGTCCAGTTAAAAAAGGTAAGAGACATAGTTTAGTAATATGGAACTTAGGGTGGCCTTATAAATGAGTTTTCCAAAACAATTAAACTTAGAACAATATTTTGCATCACCTATATGGTGGGCAGATGAACCTAAGTTTGTAAAAAAATTAAACAAAGCATCTGATAAATATATAAAACAATCACAAAAAAATTTACAAGAATCAATAGATAAACGTAATAAAAGATTTGGCAACAAGGGTGATATGGGTCATGTATTTCATTCAACATCTTTAATAGGTGATCCTAAATTTAAAGAACTACAAGATTATATTGGTGCAACATCAAATAATTTATTAATTGAAATGGGTTTTGATTTAACAAATTACTCAATATTTATCACAGAAATGTGGGTGCAAGAATTTGCTAAACAAGGTGGAGGACATCACACATTACATACACATTGGAATGGACATATGTCAGGTTTTTACTTTTTAAAAGCAAGCGAAGCTACGTCTTTGCCTTTGTTTGAAGATCCAAGACCAGGTAATGTAATGAACCTATTACCAGAAAAAGATAAATCAAAAATTACACATGCAACATCTCAAATAAGTTATCAAGTTAAACCAGGCAGACTAATGTTTTTTCCATCTTACATGCCACATCAATACGTGGTAGATATGGGTTATGAACCTTTTAGGTTTATACATTGGAACTGTCAAGCTATACCAAAGAGTGTGTTAAATGCAAAATAAAGATATGAAAAAAGCAATTATTAAAACTTTATTAGAATCTAGTCCCTTAAAAAATAAACCAAATTTTATAGATAATTTTATAAAATCTAAAATGCAACTGAAAGGAAAAAATGTCATTAAAAAAATCGGCGTTTCAAAAAAATAAATATAGTATATTAAGAAATGCTATATCAAAAGACATGGCAGATTTTTGTTTTGCTTACTTTTTAAATAAAAGAAACGTTGCAAAATTTTTATTTGATCAAAGATTCATATCTCCTTTTACAGAATACTTTGGTGTATGGAATGATGAGCAAGTGCCTAACACATATTCCCATTACGCAGATATAGTTATGGAAACTTTACTACAAAAAGTAAAACCTGTTATGGAAAAGCATACAGGATTAAAATTATCTGAAACATATTCTTATGCTAGAATATATAAAAAAGGTGATGTATTAGCTAGACACAAAGATAGATACTCTTGTGAAATATCTACAACTTTAAATCTAGGTGGCGATCCATGGCCTATCTATTTAGACCCAACAGGTAGCGAGGGTCAAGCAGGTATTAAAGTAGATCTTAAACCAGGTGACATGTTAATATATTCTGGTTGTGATCTTGAACATTGGCGAGAAGAGTTTACTGGCAAAGATTGTGGACAAGTATTTTTACATTACAACAAATCATCATCTAAAACAGCTAAAGAAAATCAATACGATAAGAGACCTTTTTTAGGGTTGCCTGCTTGGTATAAAGGCTTTAAAATACCTAAATAATATTGTATATAATAATATGGCGGGAGATCTCCACCACAGCATCTCCTGCCTTATTATTAAAGGTTTTTTATGTTACAAAAAGTAAAATTTGCACCAGGATTTAATAAACAAGTAACCGCAACAGGCGGCGAGGGTCAATGGGTTAATGGTGATAATGTTCGTTTTAGATATGGTACACCTGAAAAAATAGGTGGTTGGGCACAACTAGGTTCTGTTGAAATGACAGGACGTAATACAGCTATTCATCACTTTGTTAATACATCAGGTATTAAGTATGCTGCATTAGGTGGCAGTAGTATTTTATACGCATACTCTGGTGGTATTTTTTATGACATACATCCAATCAAATCTACAACAACTTTAACATCAGCTTTTACCACAACCAACGGATCAGCAACTGTTACAATAACTTTTGCATCAGCACATAACATGAATAAGGGTGATATTATACTATTGGATAATTTTACAAGTATTACAAATTCTAATTTTGCATCTGGTGATTTTACAGACATAAAATTTATGGTAGCATCAATACCAACCGATACTACTTTAACAATAACAATGCCTTCTAATGAAGGTGGCTCTGGTGCTACAACATCAGGTGGTATTAGAGTACAACATTACTATCCTGTAGGACCAGCAGTTGAGGTTGCAACAACAGGTTGGGGTCTTGGATCATGGGGTGGTGTACAACAAGGTCAATTTACATCTACATTATCGTCAGAGTTAAGTGCTAGTGCAACATCATTAACAATGGCTAGTTCTACTTCTTTTCCATCTTCAGGTACAGTGCAAATAGGCACAGAATTAATTACATATACAGGAAATAGTGGTGGTACATTATCTGGATTAACAAGAGGTGCCACAGGTACAACAGCAGCAATACATAGTTCAGGTGCAACAGTAACTGATGCATCAAACTTTTTTGCATGGAACGCTGCAGCATCAGGGGATATTGTAACTGCACCAGGTCTATGGTCATTAGATAATTTTGGTAATAAACTTATTGCAACTATTAATGGTGGTGAAAGTTTTGAATGGGATTCAAATCCGATAGGTGCAAACAACACCAGAGCAACTATTATATCAAACGCACCAACTGCATCTGCGTTTAGTTTAGTATCTACACCTGACAGACACTTAATATTTTTTGGAACAGAGACAACTGTTGGGACTTCATCTACACAAGACCCTATGTTTATAAGATTTTCTTCTCAAGAGGACATTAATACTTACACACCAAGTGCAACTAATACTGCAGGTACACAGAGGCTTGCGGACGGATCTAAAATCGTAGGAGCTATCAGAGGTAGAGATGCAATTTATGTTTGGACCGATACTGCATTATTTATCATGAGATTTGTTGGTCCACCATTTACATTCTCATTTCAACAGGTTGGTACAAACTGTGGATTAATTGGACAGAACGCAGCCGTTGAAGTTGATGGTACAGCATACTGGATGTCAGAGAATGGTTTCTTTAGATACACAGGTAAACTAGAATCATTACCATGTTTAGTTGAGGATCATGTATTTGACGATATCAATACAATTCCAAAACAACATATTAATGCAGGTTTGAATAATTTGTTTGGTGAGGTGATGTGGTTCTATCCTAACTCTGGATCAGGAACAGTAAATAGAATGGTTGCATATAATTATCTAGATTCAAGTCCTGAGCGACCAGTATGGACGGTTGGTACATTAGCGAGAACAGCGTGGCAAGATTCAGCTGTTTTTGGTAAACCACATGCAACAGAATATGATACAAGTTCTAATGGCACATCTGGCTCCTCTACATTTGTACAAGGAAATTTAGATGGTGTTAGTTATTACTATGAACATGAAAAAGGTTTAGATCAAATAAGAGAAGGTGCAACTACATCAATTACTGCAAGCATTGAATCCGGAGACTTTGATATAGGTCAACAAGGACTAAATGGTGATGGTGAGTTTATGATGAAAATAAGAAGAGTGTTGCCCGACTTTCTTGCACAAACAGGAGATTCAAGAATAACATTAAATCTAAGAGATTTTCCAAACGATACACAAGCTAGTTCTACATTAGGTCCATTTACGATAACAAGCGGTACACAAAAAATAGATACACGTGCAAGAGCTAGACAGATATCTTTAAAAGTAGAAAATACTAGCACCAGTCAGTTTTGGAAGTTAGGAACATTTAGAATAGATTATCAACCAGATGGTAGAAGATAATGCCACTAAATAAAAAAGGTAAAAAGATAATGAGTTCTATGAAAAAACAATATGGTAAAAAACGTGGAGAACAGGTTTTTTATGCATCGTTAAATAAGAAAAAAATTAAAGGAGTTAAAACAAAAAGTGGCTAGAATAGTACAAGCATTAACACAACCAGCAGAAGATTACGATCAACAAATACAACAATCGTTTGTTAGAGATGTAGATAGTATTGTGCAAAAACTAAATACTACCTATCAACAAGATTTAAAAGACGAGGCAGAAGCGGAGGCATACTTCTTTGGCTAATTCATTCGTAAATAAAAAGGTAGATTTAACAACTACGTCAACAACAACACTATATACAGTGCCTTCAGCAACTACCGCTATTATAAAATCTATATTGGTATCTGAAGACTCTGGTAATGCTGACACCATAACAGTGACTATTACTGATGCATCGGACGCTGTATTCAGCCTTTTTAAAACAAAGTCTATATCCGCCAATGGCACAACAGAATTATTATCAGCACCTTTAGTTTTAGAAGAAAGTGAAGTATTAAAAGTGGCTGCAGCGACAGCTAATAGACTACATGTAGTCCTCTCGGCCTTACAATCTAAGCCTAGAGAGGTTACAACATAGTCTTGATTTACTTGTTAAAACCAAGTATTAATGTAAATTCAGGTGCAATCCCTGCCTAAATAGTATAATAAAACAATTGACACATATATGATTAACAGAGGTAAAATGCCAAGACAGTTGCGTAATAAAGGCGGGATAACAAACGTTACCCCTAGAACAAATTTTTTTCTTGGTGGTATTAAAAAAAGATTAAGAAAACTTATACCCAACGAACTATCGAGTATTGCAGTCAAAGCTGCACCTTTCGTTGCACCATTCAATCCAGCCATCGCAGCGGCTATGGCAGGTATAGGTGGATTTGACAGAACAGGTAGAATAGGTTCTTCATTAAAATCTGCAGCATTAACTTATGGTGGCGGACAACTTGCTAGACAGTTAGGTGGAGCAGACTTACAAGGTAATCCATTTAAACAAGGTGGCGCATTTAGAGGTGGGCTGGAAGGATTAAAATCTGGTTTTAGTTCACCATTAAGTACAGGAAATATGGAAAAAGTTTTTGGTAAAGCAAGTGTCAAAGGCGTTCCTGATGCAATAAGTGGTGGAGGAACTGAAGGTATACTTAGTAAACTAGGTTTAACTGAAGGAGCAGGATCATTAAAACTAACAGGGCTTGGTAAGATATCAGCTGCAAGTTTAGCTAGTTACTTTGTAGCAAAAGGCGCTACACCAGATGAAGCACAAAACTTAGCTAAGGATGTGTACAGAGGTAAAGGCATTGGTTTTGATCAAATAAGAGCAGACCTAGAAAAATACAAAAGCGGTGAATTTAGTCAAGCAGATATGTTTGATAAAAACTATAGATTTTTAACTCCTAGAAGTTTTCTTGCAAAAGACGGTGGTAAACCTAAAGATAAAATTATTATACCTCCTAAAAAACCTAAGTTAATGACTGAAGAAGAATTAGAAAAAAAATACCCAGGACTAGCTAGAGGTGAGATATATGATTATGAAAAGAAAAAAGCTGAGGCTAAAAAGAATAAAAAAGCAGAGGGTGGTATCATGAGTATGCCAACAGGTAAAATGAGAAAAAATAGTGCTGGTGTTATGGAAAGAGACTATAGAGATGAAGGTGGTTTTGTGCCAGTGGGTGTTAAAGAAAAAGCAGATGATGTACCAGCTATGTTATCTAAGAACGAATTTGTAATGACGGCTGACGCGGTTCGAGGAGCGGGCAACGGGAGCATTGATAAAGGAGCACAGAAGATGTATAACACGATGAAAAGATTAGAAGGAATGGTAAAATAATGGCTGAAACAGTAACAAGAACATTACCCGCACAGTTTATAGAAGATCTGGGTAGAGACTACGGAACACAACTAGCAGCGTTAACAGCGTTACCAGTTGATACAACTAAATTTGCACCAACAGTTGCAGCACAAGATGCTCTACAAACAGCAGCATACCAACAAGCAACTGATCCAACTAAAGGTTTAGGAGCATTTCAACCCTTTTTAACAAAAGCCGAGACAGCTGCAGATGCAGCAACAGGATTAACAGGCACAGGTGCGGGAGCAGCAACTCAAGCTGGTTCTATACAATCTTACATGTCACCTTACCAACAAGATGTTATTGATACAACGCTAACTGAATTTGATAGACAAACACAAGCACAGCAAGCTCAACAATCAGCAAGAGCATTAGGTGTACCAGGTGCATTTGGTGGAGGTAGAGAAGGTGTGTTACAAGCAGAATTTTTAGCTAACCAAGCTAGAAACAGAGCAGGTATTCAAGCTAACTTATTACAACAAGGATTTAAAGAAGCGGCAGCTAGAAGACAACAAGACTTTGCTAACCAACAAGCGATTGCAACACAGCAAGCAACATTAGGTGGTGGGTTACAAAACTTAGTACAACAACAAATATCTGGTTTAGGAAGACTAGGTGGTATACAACAATCTCAACAACAAGCTATTGAAGACGCAGCAAGACAAACTGCACAAACACAAGCTTACGAACCATATCAAAGATTAGGCACATACGGCACAGGAGTTGCACAATTAATTTCTGGATACCCTGGACAAACACAAATAGCACAAACACCACAAGCTAGTCCGTTACAAACTGCATTAGGTTTAGGTGCAGGTATTGCAGGTATCTATGGAGGACTAACAGGTAAAAATCCTTTTGCACCAATTGCTAAAACATTAGGATTTTAATTATGTCTAGAACTTTAACAAGACCAATGTTTAGAAAAGGTGGTGAAGTAAAAAGATCTAACTACATGGGCGGTGGTATTAAAGCTGTAAGACCTAGGTATATGGGTGGTGGTATGACTGGTATTATGTCAGGTATTATACCTGATGCAGGACTAACACCTAGAACTGGTTTTCAAGAAGGCACTACTATGTTTAATAGATTTTTAACTGAGACACCTTTTGGAAGAGAACTTCAAAAAATAGCCACAGCCACTAATAGAAACATAGCAGATGTAGTTACAGCTGTTTATGACATGGGTGGTGTTCCTGCAAATAAAATAACAGAATTTTTTACAGGAGCTAATCCAGGTTTTTCAGGAACAAGATTTACACAACAAATACCTATCATAGGAGAATCAATCGCTGAAAGAGATCCTGATAAAGCATATTTTTTTGGAGCTACAACAGACGCGACACCAAAAACAAGAAATAGTTAAAGATGATAAACCAACAATTCAAAATATTCCAAAGCCAGATAAAAAAGAAGACCCAGAAAAATCTTTAATGGATGTGTATGGTGAGAACAAAGGTATTATAGATCAAGTGTTAGGTAATTCTGACGACTCTACAAAAAGAGAAATATATCTACAGCTTGCTAGATTTGGTGCAGGACTAGCTGCGCAACCAGGTGGTGATTTAGTTGGGGCCATAGGAAAAGCTGCAGAAAAACCATTAGAGGGTGTTGGAGAAGTATTAGCTAAAAAAGACAAAAGCGAAAGAGACACTAAATTATTAGCGTTACAAAAAACATTTGATGATATGAAAGAACCTGAGCAAGTTAAATTAGTTAAAGCTATTCAAAAAGAATATGGGTTTGATACATTCGCAGAAGCATATGACTTTATATCTAAACCTAAAAAAAGCTCAGCTGAAATAAACCAAGAAAATAAATTTTATAGAGAAACTGCAGCCGAAATGGGTGTAAGCACTGAGGGATTTAGAAGAGAAATGGAAAAATTAGATGAAAAGGGGTTTGGAAAATACATAGGTAATTTTACAAGACCTGATGCTCTTCTTCCAGATGATGCTGAAGATAGAGTAGATGGTGAATATTACATTACTCCTAAAGGTGTGGCTGTTAGAGTTGTTGGTGGTGCATTATACACAATGGATGATCCTGAATTTGTTAAAAAAATAGAAACTAAAAAAGCGTAGGAGGAGACCATGCCTATTTCAGAAGCTGAAGCTTTTGGAGCTACAGCAACAGCTAAAAAGAAAAAAGCAGATGAAACTGGTTTTATTGAGTCAGCCTTAGCTGGAGTTGCAACCGGGCTTATAAATATACCGAAAGGTTTTATATCTTTAGGTGCAGAAATATTTGACCTTGTTGGTAACACAGATACAGCAACTTCTGTTGAAAAATTCTTTGATGACCTTAATCCTTTTGACGATGAGGCAGAGGCTAGAACCATTGGTAAGATTACACAAGCGTTGGCGCAAATAGGTATACCCGCGTTTCAAGGTGCAAAGATAGGTATGGGCTTAGCTAAAAAAGCTATTGATGCCAGAAAAGTTGGTAACTATGCACAGCTAAGTAGGTTTGGAAAGATAATAAATAATGTAAAAAATTCTCAACTAGCCGCAGGTATAGGTGGAGCGGCGGCTGGGGAAGCTATTGTGTCTGATGAAGATATAGGGACATTGGGTGATATGTTAAGAGGAACTGCACTAGAACCTTTTGCAATTACTATGATGGATACTGAACAAAAAGAAGGAAGAGCAGAAGCATATCGTAGGTTAACCAATAGATTAAAATTTGGTGTAGATGGATCACTATTTAATTTAGGAATAGCTGGAGCAGGTAAAGGTATATCTGCCATTAGAAGACCATCTAAAACTGGTTTACAAAGATATGCTGATAGTGATTTAAAACAAATTTATGAAAAGTATATTAAGTTTGGTTTAGGTAAAGCAGGTATGTTGGACGAAGCAACTTTTGAAATTAAAAGAGCGGGATTAGATGCAGCAGAAGCAGCTAAGTTTGAAGCAGGAGTTAGGGTAGATAAGTTATTTGACTCTGTTAAAAAAGTAGTGCCACAAATAGAAACAAGTGTTTTTAAAAACGAGGAGGGTGTTTTAAAAGAAATACAAGAAATAATGCAACCGGTGCCTGGTAAAAAATTAGACAGTATTAAAATAGAAAATTTATCAGATTTAGTTGAAAAAAAATCTGGAATTGTAAACACTGCTAGAAAAACTTTAAAATTTGATGACACATCTGGTTTTAGAAAATTAGTAACAGAAGAGGGCCCCGATGGATTATTTAGAGTTGACGATTATAAAATTACTGCTGGTGGTAAAATGGATACATTTTTAAAAAATATAGAAAAAACCACTAATAAAGAAACAGCTAATGAGTTTAAAACTATAATATTAGAAATGAGAAATGGTGTAGATAATATGACTGGTAGGTTATTACAAAAAAATTTACAAGCAGATTTATCTAAGAGACTTCAAGATGAAATAGGTAATTATTTAACAGCGGATTATAGACATTTTGATCAATCTATATTTCCTTTTTTCAGAAATGCTGCAGCAAACTCTCAAAAACAAAAAGCTTTAAATTATTTTGTTGACAAAGAAGTAGCTGCAGAGGCAGTTAAAAGAAATGTTAAGCCAGAAGAAGTATTGAAAGACATAGATTTTATAAATGCTACTAGAAAAAAAGGAGAAGACGTTATTGCTAAATATTTAACAGCTAAAAACATAGATGATGTAGAAGTAATAAGAGCGGGACAGACAGATGTTAAAGTTGGTGATGCACAAGAGGCATTAACAGGAAAACCTAGAAATAAAGCTGAGGCTAAACTAGAAGACGAAGTAATTAAAGTTAATCCAGAAGTTTTAAAAAGTAAAAAATTAAATGAATTTGAAGAAATAATATTTGGAAGAATAACAGATCCAAAACATACATATCTTTCTAGTATAAGTAAAATGGCTAGTTTAAATCATACATTAGAATTTATAGATGATGTAGGTAAGATAGGTTCTAAAAAAGGACCTAATCAATTTATTTTTGGAGATGGCACAGAAGAGGGCGCTATAAAAGATTTATTAGGAATAGACCCTAACATAACAAAATTAAGTCCAGACCAATTAACTCAAGGTAGAAGAGTTTTAAATGACTCAAAACAATTTAAAAAAGTAGAACCTGTATCAAACAACAAACAATTAATTGGTTTAAATCCACTTGAAGGTAAATATATTAGAGCACCTATTTACGATGATTTATTTGAAACAACAGTGCAATTTTTAAATACAAATAAAATAGGAACTGTATATAAGTATGGAGTATTAGCACCTAAAGCAATATCACAAGTTACTAAAACTATTCTATCTCCTATTACACACGCTAGAAACTTGATTAGTGCGGGGGCTTTTGCAGCAGCTAATGGTGCTATTGTGCCAACGGGTGGAGACTTTAGTTCATTGTTACCTAAAAGTTTAGGGGGTAAAGTATTTGAAACAGCGGGGACTGGTCAAGGTTTATTAGAAACCGCAAAAAGGTTAAGTTATGGTAGAATTAGAGGAACACTTACTAAAGATGATGTGGCTCTATATAAAAGATTATTAAGAGCAGGAGTTGTACAAACACAAGTTCAAGCAGGAGAATTAAAAAGACTTGGTTTAGATTTTTACAAAAATGCTTTTGTTGACTCAGCTAAAACAGAAACAAAAGCGTTTAGAGGTTTAATAGAAGGTTTTAGAAAAGGTAAAAAAATATATGGCAAAATTCAAGACGCATATGTTGCAGAGGATGATTATTGGAAAACAATTACGTGGGGTTTAGAACGTAATCGTTACGAAAATATTTTTGCAAAAAAAGGTATTAATGCAAACAATTTTCAAAATGCGTTACAGGGTAAAACAGTTAGTGAAGATATAGCAAAATATTTACAAAGTGGTGTTAAAAGAAATTACGATGCAGTAACTAAAACATACAACGGAACTTTTGAAGAATTTATGGATGAATTTGCTGCTAATTTATCTCGTAATTTAGTGCCGAACTATTCTTATGTTGGTAGAACAGGGCAAGCATTAAGACTTTCTCCTTTTGGAAACTTTATAGCATTTCCATTAGAAATATTAAGAACAGGATCTAACATCATAGAACAAGGGCTTAAAGAAAGAGCAAGTGGCATACCTGAAATTGTTAAATTAGGTAACAAAAGACTATTAAGTTTTGGCATAACTGTCGGTGGTATACCTAAAGTAACTCAAGAATCTTTTAAAGCAATGCATGACGTAAGCGATGAAGAAATGGAGGCATTGAGAAGAGTTGTTCCTAAGTGGTCTAAAAATTCTACACTACTACCGATGGGTAGGGATAAAAATGGTTATTTAAAGTATGTAGATTTTAGTTACTCTAATGCTTATGACACATTAATACGTCCGTTTAATACTGTGTTTAATTCAATTGCAGATGGTAAAACAGACGAGTCATCGTTAAAAGAATCGTTGGGAGCAGGTCTTCAAGAATCAGCTGTTGAATTATTAAAACCATTTACAGAAGAATCTATTTTTACTGAGGCATTAGTTGATAGTACAATTAGAAGAGGTATAGGTAGAGATGGTAGAAGAGTGTGGTCAGAAGCAGATGATCCATTTATTAAAATAATAAAAGGCGTGGGCCATATATCTAAATCATTTGAACCTGGTTCTTATAGACAATTAACAAGAATTGGAAACAGTTTACTTGGCAGAACAGACCCAAAATATGGAAGAGAGTATGATTTGTTTGATGAACTACCGGGATTAGCTGGTTTTGGAATAAAACAATCAGACCCTGAAAGATCTTTAATATACAAAACATCTGAGTTTAGTTCTAATTTAAAAAAAAGTGAAAATTTATTTACCACTCCTTTGTTAAAAGGAGGACGAGTTAGTCCTGAAGATATTATTAATGG